GAAGCACTCCAACTCCAAGTTCTTCAAGTGGTGGAGCATCACCTACACAAGCGCCAAGTTTTAATGTAGTAGGTCAGTCAGGATTTAATCAAATTGCTGGAGCATTAGGCCAACAACCACCAGCACAAGCATTTGTAGTTGCTGGAGATGTTACTACAGCACAACAACTACAAAACAACACTATTCAACAAGCAACTTTTTAAATAAAATAAAATGGAAATAATAGAATTAATATTAGATGAAGAAAGCGAAGAAATGGTAGGTATTGAAGCTATTTCAATAGTAGAATCTGGCGCAATTGAAAGCGATTTTATTGCACTAGCAGATCAAGAAATAAAACTGGCTAAAGTAGATGATGAAAAGCGTATCGTAATGGGTGCTGCTTTAATCCCTAACAAGCCAATATTTAGAAAGCGTAATGACACTATGTTTTATGTTTATTTTTCAGAAGATACTGTAAGAAGGTCAAGCGAATTATTCTTTCAAAATGGCAATCAAAGTAATGCAACCCTAGAGCATCAAATGAAAGCTTCAGGCCTTACGGTGGTCGAAAGTTGGATAATTGAAGGTGAGCAAGATAAGTCAAGAATTTATGGACTTGATGCACCTGTAGGCACTTGGATGATTTCAATGAAAATTACAGATGACAAATTGTGGGCAGAAATTAAAGAAGGTAAAAAATACAAAGGTTTTTCTATTGAAGGATATTTTGCTGACAAAGCTTCTATTAAAAAACCAGATGCTAAATCTGAAATGGCAGCTATTGAAGAAGAAGAAGCAGAGTACATGCTAAGTAATATTAAAAACCTTTTATCTGATGAGAGTGTAGAACTAGAAAGCTATAATGATTATCCAGATGCAGTTAGTAACAATGCTAAAAGAGGCAGAGAACTTAACGAAAAAGTTAATAATAAATGTGCAACTGATATAGGAAAAATAAGGAGTGCTGATCTCGCAGCAAAACGTAATGTGTCTTTATCAACTTTAAAGCGCATGTATTCTTATTTATCTAGAGCTGGGGAATACTATGACGAAGGAAACAATGAAGCATGTGGCACTATTTCTTACTTACTATGGGGTGGTAAAGCTGGCTTAAGATGGAGTGAAAGTAAACTTAAAGAATTAGGTGAAATAGATTTAGCTTCTATGGTAGTTGATGACAATTTTGCAATAATAGATGACAGGTTAGCATACAGCACACAAGAGAAAGCAGAAGAAATGGCTAAAAACCTAGGTTGTAAAGGGTTTCACGTTCATAATTTTGAAGATAAAGACTGGTTCATGCCTTGTGAAAAGCACGAAATGAAGAAACCTTGTTACGATGGCTATGAAATGATAGGATTTAAAATGAAAAATGGTAAAAAAGTGCCTAATTGTGTGCCAATAAAATAGAGATGAAAAGAAGAAAAGTTGAAAAAATACCAGCTGGCAGAAAAAGTAGAACCTCTCCAGTAGGTGGAAAGCGTGGTTGCTTGTGTTCTGATGGTAAAACATACAGTAAAAAATGTTGTGATGGATCATTACATGCTCAAGGCATAGGAGTTGGCTAAAAAATACATTCTATAAGTATATCATTTTGCGTTTTTATACGACTTACAAGTATGAAGGCGCAAGAAATACTTAGTAAAATCAAAGAAGTTGTAGGTATTGAACTATCTGAAGAGGTATCTGTACAACTAGAAGAAGTCAAATTAGAAAACGGAACTGTATTAGTTGCAGAAAAGTTCGAGTCTGGACAATCCGTGTTTATTAAATCAGAAGATGACGAAAATATCGCTTTACCAGTTGGTGAATATGATATGGAAGATGGCAGAAAATTAATGGTTAAAGAAGAAGGCCTTATTGATGCTATAGGAGAAGTAGAAGTTGAAGAAGAAGTAGAAGCTTCTGAAGAAACTGCAACTGATCAAGAAAAAGTTGAAGAAACAGAATTAGAAGAAAAAGAAGTAGAGATGGAATATGTTACTAAAGAAGAATTTTCTAAAGCTGTAGAAGAAATTAAAGGCATGATTGAAAACATGTCTAAAGAAGAAATGAAAGAAGAAGTAGAAAAAGAAGAATTGTCTGCTGAAGTTGCTGAACCAGTTGTTCACAATCCAGAAGCTGAATCTGAAACTAAATCTTTATTTAAAAAGAGTTACCCCAACACTATCCAAAATAGAATTTATCAAAAACTTAATCAATAAAAATAAAATAAAATGGCAACATCGTTAACGACAAGTTACGCAGGGGAATACAAAGATAAGATGATAGCATCAGCTTTATTGAGTGGTAAAACACTCGATAATGGTGGGTTAACAGTTTATCCAAATGTAGCTTATAAAGAAGTAATAAAGAAAATTGCACTAGGTAACGACTTAATGGTTGGTGCTTCTTGTGATTATACAGATGCTGGTACTGTTACAATCAGCGAACGAACTCTTGAGGTAAAGGAGTTTCAAATTAATAAAACCGAATGCAAAACTACATTCTCACAGGACTGGACTTCTGCTCAAATGGGCTATTCAGTACCTAATTATGTACTACCTAAAAGTTATGCAGATTTTATCTCACAACAATATATAGCTAAAATTGCTGCTAATGTTGAGACTATGATTTGGGCTGGTTCTGCTGGAGCAAATGCTTTTGATGGTTTCACAACTACTTGGGCTGCTAATGCTTCTTCACTTGCTGGTGGAGCTGTTGTTACTGGTACTACAGTAAGTGCTGCTAACGTAGTAGACGAAATTGGAAAAGTAGTTGATAATGTAAGTGCTAACAATTCTGCTTTATTAGACAAAGAAGATTTACACATTTATGTATCTAATCACATTTACCAAATGTATGTGAGATCACTTGGTGGTTTCGGATCTTCTGGTTTAGGAGCTGCTGGTTTTGATAGCAAAGGTAATAATCAAGATTTAGGAGATGCTTTATTATTTGATGGAATCAAAATATTTAGAGCACCTGGTTTACCAACTAATGACATGGCTGCTGCACAAAAATCAAATTTATTTTTTGGTTGCGGAATCGAAGGGGACTTATCAGAAATCAAATTGATAGATACAGGAGACACGCTAGGTGACCAGAATGTTAGATTTGTTGCAAGATTCAAAGCTGGTATTCAGACTGGGTTACTTGAAGAAGTTACTTACTATACCTAATTAATTAACTAATAATGGGGGGTTGTAATACTCCCCTTTTTAAAACTAAAAAATATGGCATGCGATTTATCAGCGGGTAGAAATGTACCTTGTAAAGATGTAGTAGGTGGGATTGATGCAGTTTACTTCGTAGACTTTGGTGATCTTGGTGCTATTACAGAAAGCTCTGACGAAGTTACAGACATGGCTGGAACATTTTCAGCGTATAAGTATTTAGTAAAAGGTGCTAACTCATTAGAACAAGCAGTCACTTCTTCACAAGAAGCTGGAACTACTTTTTTCGAGCAAACTTTATCATTAAATCTACAGAAACTTACTAAAGAAGATATGGTTCAATTTAAGCTAATGGCTTATGGCAGACCACATTGTGTTGTTGTTGATAACAACGGAAATGCAGTATTAGCTGGAAAAGATTTCGGTCTTAGTGTTTCAGGTGGTAGTATAACTACTGGTGCTGCATTTGCTGACATGAGCGGAACTACATTAACTCTTTCAGGTAGTGAGAAATTACCAGCAAACTTTATAGCTGGAGCTGTTGCAGGCAATCCATTTGCAGGAATGTCTAGTGCTACTGCAACTGTAGTTGTAGGAACAAACAGTTAAGATGTTTAGTGGGTATTATATGTAAAGTACATATAGTACAGGGTGTAAAGGGTGGTTCGATTAATTTTTAACCACCCTTTTTTTTAAAAGATTAAGATGCAGATATTAAGTACAACAGGCGGCACTATAAATTTTATACCAAGAGAAGATATTTTGGTCACTAAAACCTACACCTTAAAAATAACTTCTGAGAACCTAAATAAAGTCATTTTAACAGACTCTAACGCATCAATAGGAACAAATAGCTTCTACAACACTTATGTAACCTCACAAGCTCTTGTAGAGGGTGGTTTTTACATGATAGAAATAGAAAATACTACAGACAATAGATTAGTATTTAGAGACAAAGTTTTTTGCACTAATCAAGCTTCATCAACATATGAAATGACTTCTGGTGTTTATACACAACACAATACAGGAGCTAATGAATACAAATACTACACCTCATGAACAACGTACACCTACTTGAGTTAAGCCAATATGAAAAACCAATAGTAACTGAGGAAAAAAACAGAGACTGGATTGGCATAGGAGATAATAATGATTACTATCAAAATCTTATAGATGCTTACATGAATAGCACAACTAATAGAAGTGTTATTACAGGTATTGGTCAACAAATTTATGGTAGGGGTTTAGATGCTACTGATTCTTCTAAAAAACCAGAGCAGTTTGCACAAATGAAAGGTTTATTAAAACCTGACTGTTTAAGAAAAGTTTGTTTAGATCTTAAAATGTTAGGAGAAGCTTCTTTACAAGTTACTTACAAAGGCAAAAAAAGTTGCTTCTGTTTCACACTTTCCAAGAGAAACTTTACGTGCTGAAAAAATGAACGATAAAGGGCAGATAGAGAATTACTATTATGCTCCAGATTGGACTAAAGTAACCCAAGCTACAGAACTAACTAAGATGCCTGTTTTTGGCTCTAAGAATAGTGGCAATGAAATCTATGTAATTAAGAAATATATCCCTTCTTATTACTACTATAGTCCATGTGATTGGTCTACTTCGTACCCCGTTCTAGAATCTACAATTGCAGATTATCTTATTAATGAAACTATGAGTAGTTTTAATTCTAGAACTATAGTTAATTTTAATTCAGGAGTACCTTCAGAGGAGAAAATGCAAGAGATTAAATCTCAAGTATTAAATCGTTTGACTGGAGCAAATGGTGAAAAAGTCATTGTCGCATTTAATCACAATGCAGAGCAAAAAAACAACCATCGACAGTTTACCAGTACAACAAGCACCAGAACTTTATGAATATTTAAGTGAAGAATGTAAGAGAATGATTCTTTTAACTCATAGAGTTACTTCTCCATTGCTCATCGGATTGAGAGACATGGGCGGTGGTGGATTAGGTTCTAATGAAGATGAAATTAGAACTGCACAAAGGTTGTTTAGTAACACTACTATAAAACCTTATCAAGAT